GTATGAATGGAGTGTTTTTATAACATGGAAAAACACAAAGTTAAAAAGCCCAATCTATGGTAATATTATCATTAGAAACGGCGACTGTATTGATTAGTTTGGCGACTATCAGCCGTTTCCTCTCGGTCTCCTCGTTATCCCAGTCAAATGTGGATAGCTGGGAGACTGTCTCTATTATACCGCTTAGGTCTGATTCTTCCTGCTCTTTCGTGAGCTCCTCCAGGTGACGCTTCAATCCGTCTTTCTCCCGCTTTAGCTTCTCGATTTTTTCCGATACCATCTCCAGCGGACTGTCCTCCAAGGTATACAGATCAATCAGCTTGGAGATCTGCCTGTCAATCGCTTTTATCTTCTCCTCATATACCGCAACATCGGCAGCTGCCCCGCCTTCTTCCGGCTTCATGGCCTGGAAGGTGCGGAGGTTTATTTTCTTGATCTCCCCGATGACCTTTTCCTCTATACGCTCTTTTCGCTCGGAAAGCTTTTTACAGTTTGGATCCTTAACCATATGCAGCGGCGTACCACGCCGGGAATGACAAACATAATACCGCATGCGTTCCCCACTTTTCAGCAGTGCTCCAGCCGTCCCTGCCATCCTCGCGCCGCACTCCCCGCACCGGATTACTCCGGTCAGTAAGTAATGGCTGTGAAAAGGTCTTGAGTTGGTCGCCCGTTTCTTCAGCAGCTCTTGGGCAGTTTTGAACTCTTCTTCCGTGATAAGTGGCTCATGGACTCCCTCATAATATTCGCCCCGGTAAGATACCTTCCCGGTATACAGCGGATTGGTGATAACGTTCCGGACCGTCGTTTCCGATGACAAGACGCCCGGGAATTTCTCCATAACAGCTTTATGGATCTTTGCAACTCCATTACCTTGCAGATAATTTTCGATGATGAAACGGACGCAGGCAGCTTCATACTCATTCACGACAAGGCCCTCACCCGGCACATAATCATACCCGGTAGCATCTCTTTCCTTTCCACCCCCTGCATGCCACAAGCCTGCTTCTGCCCTTGCCTGTTTTCCTAGCATGAACCGTTCCTTGATCTGTTCCCTCTCCAGCTGGGCAAAGACGGACAGGATCCCCACCATGGCCCGCCCGAATGGCGTTGACGTATCAAACGACTCACTCATGCTGACAAAAGCAACCTCGTGCTTAATGAACACTTCCTCAATCATATACAGTGTATCTTTCTGTGATCGGCTAAGCCGGTCGAGCTTGTACACCAGGACAGCATCGACAACGCCCTGCTCTACTTGCTCCAGCATCTTCTGGAGGGCAGGCCTGTCCATGTTTGCCCCGGAATACGCAGGGTCAGAATATACTTTAATGACCTCATACCCTCTAGCTTCGGCATAAGCCCGCAGGCGCTTCTCCTGGGCCCCGATACTGTACCCTTCCTGGGCTTGCTCCAGGGTAGAGACGCGCGTATAAATAAACGCCCGTACGTTTTCTTTATCTTCCATCATAAAACCTCCCTGATTTTAAAAAGAGAGCAGGAAGCGGACTCCCTGCTCTATGTAGGTTTAATTCCTTGGCCAAAGAATTAAAGGTCTTGCGTGAACCGTACTGCCTTACCAATCACTCGCGCCGGGTTATCTTCCGATACAACGATTGGATCGTGCTTTGCATTGTCCGGAACCAGCATGATGACGTCACCCTGCTTCTTGACTCTCTTTAGTGTAGCTTCGGTATCGCCTTCCAATAAGATGGCTGCTATCTCTCCATTCTCCACTTGACTCTGTTCTCGGATCAGTACCTGGGAACCGTTTGGTATGGTCGGTTCCATCGAGTCGCCGTCTGCTGTTAGGTAGAAGAGCTTTCCACTTGGCAGCGTGTCCGGCGATTCGTGCCGGTATCCTACAATGTTTTCTTCTGCGATGATTGGATCGCCGCAGGATATCACTCCGATGAGAGGCACTCGAATCGTTTGCGGAGTTACTTCATATAGGTTCGTCGGTTTTTCTTCTGTAAGATCCGAACGATGTACATTGAAGTAATCCGCCATGCGCTGCAGGTTTCTAAGTCCGGGATACCGTTTCGCGTTTAACCAGCTGGAAACTGTTGTTTCTGCAATGTTCAAGTCTCGGGCCATATCCGTCTGACTGATGCCTTTACTTTTTAATAAATTTTTTATGTTCTCGGCTAAAACCTCCCTTTGCCTTGATACAGTAATGTCTTCTGTCATTTCTTCACCTCCTTATAGTGAAAATTATACACTAAAAGTGAAGAATATGCAACATATAAAAGAGAAAAAACTGCACTTTTAGTGTTGACACTGCACAAAAAGTGTAGTATTGTACATGTAACGACAGAAAAGGAGGCAAAACGACATGGGCGAAAGATCAGATTTAAGTCTTAAAGCCGCACGAGTCGAAAGAGGCTACACCCAGGAAGCTTTAGCGCAAAAGCTGGGCGTCAGCAAGCGCACCATTATTAAATGGGAAAACGGCGAGTCCGAAGTAAAGCCCTATGCGATTTATGCTATGGCCTACCTGTTCCAGGTAGACGCGGACTATCTACGCATTCCTACACCAGAAGATTAAATTTTTTTAGCCATCACTGCACTTTAAGTGTAGTCAGCCATCAATGGCTGGCTGGGAAATGGACGCGAAATACCCAGCAAGGCAGGGAGAGGATGAGGCATATGCAGGAAATCATCAATCGTAACAAAGACGGTAAGATCATCCGGGATCTATCAGCTGTGCGGCTTCCCTATCAACTGGAAGCGGAGATCTTCCGGCTGCTCAATCCAGGGATGGAAATTAAGGAAGGAGTGTCGAAATGAAAAAAGATGAAATCATGAAGTTTGGAGAAATGCAGATATGGACAGAACGCTTCAACCAGATTATCGGAGGCGCCCAGACTTTTAAAAAGAATCGTCTGTACTTGCTCCGGGACGATCTGATCCAGGCATATGAAGGTAAACGCTTTGATCCATTCGCCGGGCTGCTGTTTGCAGCTATTACTGAAGAAATGAGGTGACGGCATGGATCACATCAAAGGATATCGGAGTTTGGCGCCCGAGCTCAAAGATAAGTTCGTCATTCTCTACCGGAAACACCTCCGGGAAATGGATCCGGCGCTCCGGGAGAAACACTCCATCGAATACATGAAGCAAGTTAAATATATTCCGATTGAGAAATGCTTTGAAATTGTTTATCGGCATCGCTGGTATAAGTATTTCCTTAATGGGAAACGGGGGTGATCCAGATGGTTATCGAAGAAATGTCAGATGAGGACCTTGTCTCTTCTCATAAGACTGCGGTCATGGACTTTGTCGCTCGCGGATCCAATAACTTAGATGAGATCAGGGACCTGGAAGCAGAGCTATTAAGACGCCTGAAAGGAGGTGAGATAGATGTCAGAGACAAAAGCGGAAGACACTAGAGTCCTACTGATCGCCCAGATGAAACGGGCTGTCGAGTTACTGGAGTCAGAGAATGTAAAGCGATATTCCTATTCAAAAGAGCTTGCAGAGCTGGACAACAAGCTGCTTGAAATCAGACGAGACAGTATTCGCTACATTAAGGAGCTGAGGACTTGGGGGTGAATAAAATGGAATTTTTCATTGATGAAGACGGCAACGCCCACTTTAAGGAAGAACCTATCTTTATCTTGGAGACTTCTGACTGGGATGATGTACGCGTCCAAGGAGTGGAAACGAAAGAGGACGCTGAAAATGCTATCCAGATGTTAGAAAAGACAGCAGAGATACTCCGGGAAAACCTGGAAGAATTTGACTCGTAAAGGGCGGCCACCCAATACGAGTCGGTACAAAATCATCTATGTGCTCATTATAGCACGAAAGGAGATCCAATAAAAATGGAAATTAAAATCAACATTGAAGCAAAAGGATTAGAAGAGGCGGTCCATGCCCTGGCAAACGCCTTCTCTAATGTTCCAGTAGCAGAGAAACCAGCAGCAACTATAAGCCCAGCACCAGCTGAAACTCCGACCCAGGAACCGGCACAGCAGGCAGCTGCCAAAGAGCCGGAGCCAGCACCAGCTCCAGAGACTAAGCAGGAAACCCCTTCCGTCACGATGGACACGGTACGGGTCAAACTGGCAGAACTATCCCAGCAAGGCAAGCAGGCACAAGTCAAGGATCTTATCACCAGCTTTGGAGCTAAACGCCTGTCTGACATCCCTGAAGATAAGTACGGGGAGCTGCTGGAGAAAGCGAGTGAGCTGTAAATGGCGGAAATCAATCACGCGGAAAGAGACCATGCGGTCCTAAGCGCTTCCGGCGCTCACCGCTGGATGGCCTGTACACCGTCCGCCATGCTGGAAAAAGAAGTGCCGGACCAGTCCAGCGAGTTTGCCAAAGAAGGAACGGCAGCGCATGAGCTGTCCGAGATTTACCTGCAGCATGAAATTGGAGAGATTGCCAAAGGAACCCGTACCCGTCGGATTAATAAATTCAAAAAGGAAAACCCGTATTATTCCGAGAGCATGGCGGATTATGTGGAAAAGTATGTGGATATCGTTGTGGAGAAAATTAATGAAGCTAAGAGCCGTTCTGCGGATGCCGTCGTCCTTCTGGAGCAGCGCCTGGACTTCAGCGCATGGGTGCCGCAGGGCTTCGGAACCGGTGACGTTGTCATCATCAGTGACGGCGTCCTGGAAGTAATAGACCTGAAATACGGCAAGGGTGTCGAAGTATCAGCCGTGGATAACCCGCAGCTGCGCCTGTATGGCCTGGGAGCTTATAACCTGTACGACATGCTCTATGACATTGATACGGTCTCTATGACGATTGTGCAGCCAAGACTAGATAACATTTCAACCGAAACGCTGGAGTCGTCTACCCTTCTTGAATGGGCAGAAAACGAAGTGAAGCCGAAGGCGGAAGAAGCTGCCAAAGGTGAGGGCGAATTTGTTGCAGGCGATCACTGCCGATTCTGTAAGATCCGTTCCACTTGCCGAGCGCGGGCAGAGAAGAACCTGGAGCTGGCAAAGATCGCATTTACCGACGAGGATGAAAAGATTGATCCAGCCGAACTCAATCTGAATGAGATCGGACAGATCCTTTTTAAAGCGGTCGAGCTGGAGAAATGGGTCAAGGATGTTAAAGCCTATGCCCAGGAGCAGGCCGTCAATCATGAAGCCTCTATCCCTGGCTGGAAGGTCGTCGAAGGCCGCAGTAACCGCAAGTATAAAGACGAGGAAGAAGTCTTTGAAATTCTGAAAAATAACTATGATGTGGAAGTCGTCGCACCTCGAAAAGTGCTGACGCTCACCAACCTTGAAAAGACAATCGGAAAGAGCCAGGTCAATAACCTGCTGTCTGACCTAATCATTAAACCGCCAGGCAAGCCTGCACTTGTGCCAGAGTCGGACAAGCGCCCGGCACTTAGCAGTAATGAACAAGCAGCAGAAGTGTTTTCAAATAACTAATTTAAAAGGAGATATGAAAAATGACTAACACAAACAAAGCAACTCAAGTAGTTACAGGAGAGGTACGTTTCAGCTATTTACACGTTTTCCAGCCGCATGCAGTAAACCAGGGAGATCCGGAGAAGTATTCTGTCAGTCTATTAATCCCGAAAAGTGACACGGCGACACTGAACCGCATTAAGACAGCGATTGAAAACGCCAAGACTGCAGGTCAAGCTACATTCGGAGGTAAGATTCCACCAAACTTGAAAATGCCGATCCGTGACGGCGACACAGACCGCCCGGACAATCCGGAGTATGCAGGACACTATTTCATCAATGCTAACAGTACTTCCAAGCCTGGAGTAGTTGATGCAAACGTCAATCCGATCATTGACTCTACGGAACTTTATTCCGGCTGCTATGGCCGCGCGGATATCAACTTCTATGCTTATAACCGTAACGGCAACAAAGGAATTGCCTGCGGCCTGAACAACCTCCAGAAGACACGGGACGGCGAAACGCTAGGCGGCCGTGCACGTGCAGAGGATGTATTTGAGGCAGTCGATACTGGCGGAGCTGCAAACGATGCAGGCATGGACGATTTTCTAAACTAAAAATCTATTATCTGGGGAAGTGTCTTGCTTCCCCTTTCTTATAAACTCATACGGAAAATTTTAGCAATAGGGAGAGATAAAACAGTGAACAGCAGAACAATTCCCGTGAAATCAATCGAGGAAATCAATAAAGAAGCTCAAATAAAAGAGAGATTGAGTAGTACAAGCTATGAGTTAACTACTCGCACAAAAGTGCTTAATGACATTCATGCCGAAAGAAACCGCCAGAATTTCAAATGGGGCAAGCAGCACCATGAATACCCTAAATGGCTAGCGATCCTCGTCGAGGAAGTCGGAGAAGTAGCCGAGGCCATGCAGGCAGGAAGTGTCGCACACAAGCAGTCTGATTCGGACAATCTCTATAAAGAGCTGATCCAGGTAGCGGCTGTCGCTACTGCCATTGCCGAGCAGGTGATAAACGATGACCAAAGAAATGGCGATTGATATCGAGACTTACAGCAGCTTCAACCTGCTAGATGTGGGCGTCTATCGCTACGTCGAGGCTCCGGACTTTGAAATACTGCTCTTTGCGTACAGCTTCGACGATGGCCCGGTCGAGGTCGTGGATCTGACCGCGGAAGAGCTGCCGGAACATGTACTCGATGCTTTACAGGATAGGCACGTCCGGAAAACCGCTTTTAACGCCCAGTTTGAAATGGTCTGTATTGCCAAGCATTTTGATTTACGGCTTGTCACAAGCCAATGGCGCTGCACAATGATCCACGCCATGACGCTGGGCCTCCCTGCTTCCCTTGACAATGTGGCGAAAGCGCTACGGATCGAACAGCAGAAAGACAAGTCTGGTAAAGCGCTGATTAAGTATTTTTCTATGCCCTGTAAACCAACTAAGGTAAACGGGCAGCGGACGCGTAACCTGCCGGAACATGATCTTGTGAAATGGGATATGTTTGTCGAATATAACCGCCAGGATGTGATCGTCGAGAAAGCCATCAAGGAAAAGCTGGCGCGCTTCCCTCTTTCTTCTCGGGAGCAGCGGCTCTGGGAGCTGGACCAGAAGATAAACGGGAACGGCGTACGATCGGATCATGGCATGGTCCAGAACGCGATTGCTTTTGATACCGCCTACCGCCAGGAGCTGATGGAAGAAGCAAAAGAAGTGACCGGCCTGGAGAACCCGAACAGCCCTGCCAAGCTCCGGGATTGGGTCGAGTCGCACGGCTATGAGATGCCAAACGTCCGTAAGGACACCGTCGAAAAGCTCATGAAGACAGTCAAGACGCCAGCTGTTAAAAGAGCCCTGGAGCTGCGGCAGGAGCTCTCCAAGACATCCATTAAGAAATACTATTCCTTGGACGTCACACGGGGCGACGATGGCCGCATACGCGGGCTGATTCAGCACTACGGAGCTAACAGGACCGGAAGGTCTGCGGGACGGCTGGCGCAAGTCCAGAACCTTCCAGGCATTAAGATGACTCCAGCTGACTTGCACGCTGCCAGGGGCCTTGTTGTGTCGAATGAGTTCGAAACATTCAAACTGCTCTACCCGGTCGCAAACACCCTAAGCCAGCTGATCCGGACAGCTCTTATTCCAGAGGACGGCAGCAGGCTGATTGTCTCTGACTTCTCCGCCATAGAGGCCCGAGTGATTGCCTGGTTTGCTGGTGAACAATGGCGGCTGGACGTATTCCAAACACACGGCAAAATCTACGAGGCGTCAGCTTCTCAAATGTTTAATGTACCGATCGAGAATGTCACCCGTGAAAACGGACTGCGGGACAAGGGTAAAGTTGCAGAGCTTGCTCTGGGCTACCAGGGAGCGGTCGGGGCTTTAAAACAGATGGGCGCCGAGGATATGGGCATGGATGAGGCAGAAATGGAAGAGATCAAGGATAACTGGCGGGCAGCTAACCCGAAGATCGTCAGCTTCTGGTACAGCGTCGGAGATGCAGCCATGAAGGCAGTCCGGGATCAGACGCTTGTGGAATTGCAGTACGGTTTAAAGTTTTGGTACGAGTCCGGCTTTCTGTTCATCCAGCTGCCAAGCGGCCGCAGACTTGCCTACGTCAGACCAAGATTAAAGGAGAACAAATTCGGTCGGGATGCGATCCACTTCGACGGCGCTCGCGGAGAAGAAAGCACCTACGGCGGAAAGCTCGTCGAGAACATTGTCCAGGCGACATCCCGCGACTTACTGTTTGAAAACATCATGAAGCTGGATGCCCTGGGCTACAAAATTATATTCCACGTCCACGATGAAATTGTAAGTGAAATGCCCTACGGACAAGGAAGCCTGGAAGAAGTAGAGCAGGTAATGTCTGATCCGATTGAATGGGCTCCAGGTCTTCCATTAAGTGCGGACGGCTTTGAAACGGAATACTACAAGAAAGATTAATAGGAGGTGCCCTCAATGGACTGGGGAGTAGTAGTCATCATTGTTACCTTTCTAATTTGCTCGACAGTAGTGTCCCACCATTTAAACAGATAGTAATTTTAAAAAAAAATAAATAGGAGTGATCTTATGCAATGCCCTTTCTGCAGTAGCACCTTAAAGTTAGTTTCAGTTACCGAAGGCCCTAGCGTTGTTCTTGATTTTGAATGTCCAGACGCAGATTGTGAAGAAGCGGAAGATAAAACATTTTTCTATGAAGTGTCCGACAGCACAGAGCTTCAGTGGTAATGCAAATTAAATAGGAGGTTAAAAGAATGACTCTTGAGTTGGTGTTTGTAGATGCTGCAGGAAACTTTAGGCATGTACAGGTTTCAGAAGCTCCGCCTCCTGAAGAAGCCCGCAAGGAGCTGGAGAAAAGAGGCTGCGATGTTTGGTTTGTTGAGGAAGTAAGTCCGGATGATCTCAAAATATAGGAGGGTGAAAAAAGATGAAACAGTACTTTAAATCTAAGCTTTACGCTATGGCGCCCTACTACTCTATTATCATCATTCTGTTAATCTTAACTATTTTATTCTTTATGACTATATAGGAGGGTTTATGAAATGGAGAAAATCAAATTGACGAAAGAACAGGCAGACTTTGCTCGGAAGTTTGCGGCAGGCTTTGGGGATCGGTTCCCTGACCTACCCCTTGATAATTTCTGCTACGCCCTATTGCACGGATATGAAGTAGAAACGGAAGAGATTGATCCGGGAGATTATGTGATCAGCAGAACCGGCATGATCGGGCGCGTGGATTCCCTCCATACTGATGGCTGGTATAGGGGCGTCTGGTTCACCCGGAACGGCAGTGAAGTAGCAATGCAATGTACTGCACTTGATATTTCCCGTCATGCAACTCTCGACGAAGTTGATCGAGCTAAACAGTTTGAAGCTCGTATCGCAGACAGGAAACTAGACAAGCTCCTACTTCGGCTCACAAGCTCCGAACGGGTTCGGCTGCTAGAGAAACTAGGCGGTGATGAATGATGATAGAAATTAAGAACGCTAGTTTTACCAAAGGTAAAGAGATGATGAAGGCCCTTAGAGCCGAGAAAACAAAAGAGTTGAGGAAGCTGGAAAGACAGAGTTTTAATACCGGGAAGATGGGCCTTTTAAGAAAATCGATCCTTATGTATTCCGTATCTAAGACTCTGCCAGTTAAATGTGAAGGCTTAATCTTCAACGGAAAGCTGTTACAGACGTTCATTAAGAAGCTTAGAAGCCATGACTATGAGGTCTTTGTAGAAAACAATCGTTTGATTGTCACTTATTCACGCGGCCGCAACCAAGGCCGCCTGGAGCTTGAAGATATCTCCTACTACTTCCAGGGCTTTCCTTATCTGCCGGAGTTGGTGATTAAAGATGACTGATAACGTTAACTCACCAAGCCATTATACGCAAGGAAGTATTGAGACAATCGACATTATCGAAGATAAATTAAGCCCGGAAATGTTCGAGGGCTACCTGGTCGGAAACATTATCAAGTATGTTACCCGGTACCGGCTGAAAGGCGGCCTGGAGGACTTGCAGAAAGCCCAGTGGTATCTGAACCGACTTATTACTTTTAAGAAGGAGAGTGCTGCCTAATGGATAGTTTGACCCCCGCACAAAAAGACATGCTGGAGCGCTTTTGTGAACATCTTATCGAAGCGGCCAAAGCGCTGGTCGAGCTGGTGAAAGATCTCTAGAAGAACATCCGAGAGTTTTTCGGACAGGTCGAAGAGGTCCGGGAGGACACCCAGCGGCAGCAGCAGCACGTCCGGAAGAGCTGGCACGTTCCGCGGAGTACGGCACGGGCGAGTCAGCTGCACCAGCAACAGCAACCGAGGCGGAACCGTACCCGCCATCACTTGTAAGGAGGGCTAGTATGAGTGTTTACGATTTTTACATCACGCCAGAAGAATATGAGATTGCAGAACAAAACGGGATATCGAATACTACCCTAAACCAGCGGGTCCGGGAGTTGGGCTGGGAGAAAGAGCGTGCTCTTACCGAGCCCCCGAGAGGCCAGTTTAAGCGGTATGACAAAGACCTGCTTGATATAGCCAAGCAGAACGGTATTCCCTATAATACCTTTTACCATCGAGTCAACAGGGACGGCTTCACTCCTGAAGATGCAGCAACCGCACCTCTTATGGAAACGTCAGAGGTTGTGAAAAGAGCACGGAAAGCAAGGCGGCGCAAATATCCGTTAAAATATATAAACCTTGCAAAAGAAAACGGCATATCATATGGCACGTTTTGTAAACGGGTCAGACGAGGCTGGACTTTAGAAGATGCCGCCACGATCCCGCTGATATCCAGAAAAGAAATAGCCAAGATGTGGAGTCATGGCCGGGATCACGTACTGGATAAAAAGAGAAATCAGCAGCAGTTAAAGGATGAAGCCTAATGAACGAGAAAGCAGATAAACAGCAGAGACACATTCAGCACGACGGCACGCTCACGATTGCAACGGGACGCAACAGAAAAGAGACGCAATGGAAAAACAGGGAGATGCTCTGGTCCGAGTTGGCCGGGCGTCTCTCCCGCACAACGCGGACGGGTGAAACGTATGAAGAGTACCGCAAGAGCGCCAAGAGCGTCCAGGATGACATCAAGGACGTCGGCGGCTTTGTCGGCGGTACACTGAAAGGCGGACGCAGGAAGCAGGATGCCGTCGTTTGGCGGCAGCTCATTACCCTGGACGCCGATTTTATTAAAGGCGACTTCTGGGCGAGTGTCGAGACGTTGTTCGACTTTGCCTGCCTTGCCTATTCGACACACTCCCATACACCAGATAACCCAAGAATCCGGCTGGTCATCCCCCTTTCCCGGCCTGTGACTCCGGAAGAATACCAGGCAATCAGCAGACGGCTGGCCGCAGACTTGGGTATTGACTTCTTTGATGATACAACCTATCAGGCGCACCGGCTCATGTACTGGCCGAGTACGTCCCAGGACGGGCAGTTTATCTTCGAGATGCAGGATATGCCCTGGATTGATCCGGACGATATTCTGGCCCGGTATTCCGACTGGACGGATCCGTCTTTATGGCCCGAGTCCAGCAGGGTCCGGCAGTCCAGGGAGCGCATGGCGGACAGACAGGGCGATCCATACGAAAAACCGGGACTGATCGGTGCCTTTAACCGGACGTATTCGATCCCTGAAGCCATTGCAACGTTTCTGTCAGACGTCTATCGCCAGGAACAGGACGGACGCTACACTTACACGAAAGGCAGCACATCCGGCGGCCTGGTGCTCTACGATGATAAGTTTGCCTATTCCCATCATGGAACAGATCCGGTCAGCGGGCTTTTGGTCAATGCCTTTGACCTGGTACGGATCCATAAGTTTGGCATACGGGACGACGAGGCAAAAGACGGGACGCCTGTCACCCGTCTTCCCTCTTACGTCGCGATGACCGAATTTGTTGCAAAAGATGGGACGGTTAAGCAACGCATGGGCGAGGAACGGCTGGAAGAGGCTGGCGTCGTCTTTGATAAAGTCGAAGACAGCAACGCATGGCTCAGTAAGCTGGAGGTCAACAAGTCCGGCCGGATCCTGTCTACCCGGGATAACATTCTGATCATCCTGGAAAATGACCCGAACTTGAAAGGAAAGATTGCATATAACGAGTTTTCCCATCGTCCGGTTATTCTCGGGGATCTTCCCTGGGACGATGCAACAGCCGGAAGCCTCTGGGAAGATAACGACGATGCAGCGCTTCTACATTATTTAGAAAGTATTTATGAAGTCGATTCGGTGGGTAAAGCCAAGGACGCATTAAGTGTGATTATGAAACGGCACCGGCATCATCCCGTCCGGGAATACCTGGAATCATTGGATTGGGACGGCGTCGAACGCATGGAGTCGATTCTGATTGACTACCTGGGTGTCGAGGACACGAAGTTTACCCGGACCGTTACCCGCAAAGCTCTTACTGCAGCCGTTGCTCGCATTTTCCGGCCGGGTGTGAAGTATGACTACATGCTGACCCTCGTCGGGCCGCAGGGTGCCGGTAAATCGCTTCTGCTGGATAAACTGGGACAGGACTGGTTCTCTGACTCCCTCACAACGGTACAAGGAAAAGAAGCCTATGAACAGCTGCAGGGCGTCTGGATTATTGAGATGTCCGAGCTGACAGCGACACGAAAAGCAGACAATGAAGCCATTAAACAGTTTTTATCTAAACGAGAAGATATATTCCGGGTAGCGTACGGCCGGCAGGTGTCGTCCTTCCCGAGACAGTGCATTTTTATCGGTACGACGAATGACCATGATTTCCTTAAAGACAGAACTGGGAACCGGAGATTCTGGCCCGTTACCATAGATGAATCACGAAAGAATAAAGGCATGCTGAAAGAATTGACCAAAGAGACCGTACACCAGATATGGGCGGAGGCCGTGGCGAATTACCATAGAGGCGAGAAGCTCTACCTGGAGGACCCGGCAATGCAGCAGGAAGCCACCAGAAGACAAGAGCTGCACCGGGAGGAAAACCCAATGTTTGGACTGGTCCAAAACTTCCTAGAAATGGACCTCCCTTCTGATTGGAATGAGAAGGACATATCTGCCAGAAAGCTTTATCTAAGCGGCGATTTTGGCGGTCAGGAAGGAACGGCCAAACGGGACCGGGTTTGTGCTTTGGAGATATGGGTCGAGGTTTTCAATGGCGATCCGAAGCAATTTCGTCCCGTCGACGCCCGCAATATTAATGATATTTTACGAGAAATGCCAGGCTGGAAACCGTACGGATCTACCCTTTCATTCGGCAAAAACTACGGGCAGCAGCGGGCATATGTGAGGCTTTAGTCACGATTCACTTACATCGGACTCTGTTGTATCTCTGTAGTATCTGAATTCAGACCATTACAACAGACACAACAGAATACAACAGAGTAAAAGCAAGTCTGTAGTAGCCGTAAATATTGATATATCAAGGGTTACTACTCTATATACTACAGATACAACAATAATTACTATATAAGTATAAATATATAGTATAAGCATATATAGGCACCCGCGTATCCGCATAACACGCGTTATTAATATATAGGGGAATTCTGTTGTTTCTGTTGTATCTGTAGTAAGTGGGCAGTTTTTAAGGAGGTAGGCTAAAAGTGCTAGAGGAAGAAATTGAAGGGTATCTGAAGAAAAAAGTAAAAGCCGCCGGAGGCAGAGCCTATAAATTTAATTCCGGCATTCGAGGGATGCCGGACCGGATTGTTTTATTCCCTAACGCCTGGATCTTCTTTGTTGAACTCAAGGCACCAGGTAAGAAAGCGCGGCGTCTCCAGGAGAAGCGCATGAAAGAATTACGTGAGATGAATTTTAAGGCAATGGTCATCGACTCCAAGGCCAAAGTGGACGAACTGATCCGGCTAATTGAGGTGCATGGAGGATGACAAACTTTATCCCGCATGACTATCAGGAGTATTCCATCCAGAAAATCATCGAGAACCCGGCAGCTGGTCTCTTTCTTGATATGGGCATGGGCAAGACGGTCTCTACTCTGACCGCCGTCTTTGACCTGATGTATGACTATTTTGAGATAGCCCCTCGCGTGCTTGTTATCGCCCCTCTGCGGGTAGCCAAGCACACCTGGCCGGATGAGATCGAGAAATGGGAGCACCTGCGGCATCTCCGGGTCTCAAAAGTCCTCGGATCCAAACAGGACAGGATCGCGGCCCTGAAAGCTGACGCAGACATCTACACGATTAACCGGGAAAACGTGGTCTGGCTGGTCGATTACTATAAAGACAAGTGGCCGTTTGAAATGGTTGTGATTGATGAGCTCTCCAGTTTTAAGTCCAGTAAGTCGAAACGCTTCCGGGCATTACGGAAAGTGCGGCCATTCATTAAACGAATCGTCGGGCTGACCGGAACGCCAGCACCGAATGGCTTAATAGACCTCTGGCCGCAGATGTATCTGCTGGATCAGGGAGAGCGATTAGGAAAGACGATTACCGGCTACAAGCAACGATATTTCATTCCGGGGGCTGGAGATCCGAGCCGCCATGTGGTGTATGAATGGCTGCCGAAGCCCGAAGCCGAGGAAAATATATACAAGAAAATCAGCGATATCTGTGTCAGTATGAAGGCAGACGATTACCTGAAGATGCCAGAGCGCATAGACCAGATCGAACAGGTCCGCCTCTCCCCTGCCGCCCGCAAGAAGTATGAACAGCTGGAGAAGGAGTTTCTGTTGCCGTATGATGACGGCGACATAGTGGCGGATACGGCAGCTGTCTTGAGTAATAAACTGCTTCAGATCTCCAATGGAGCTGTCTATGACGAAAACGAGGGGGTGCAGCACATCCATGATGAGAAGCTGGACGTCCTGGAGGATCTGATCGAGCAGGCAAACGGAAAGCCCGTACTTGTATTCTATAACTTTAAACATGACCTAGAGCGTATCGAAGAAAGAATCAAGGATGCCGTCAAGCTGGAGACCGATGAACATTTCAAGGCCTGGAACCGCGGAGAGATCCCCGTCCTTCTCACCCATCCTGCGAGTGCCGGACACGGGCTGAATATGCAGGATGGCGGAAACACCGTGATCTGGTTCGGACTGAACTGGAGCCTGGAGCTCTACCAGCAGGCAAACGCGAGGCTCTACCGACAAGGTCAGAAAAGCACCGTCACAATCTACCATCTGATTGTGGAGGACTCCATTGACGAGAAAGTCATGAAGGCCCTGGAGAATAAAACAAGCAGCCAAGATGAGTTAATGGACGCCGTAAAAGCACGGCTTGAAAAGTATAAAGGGAGTGGATCGTAAATGCATATTACTGAGCGTCAACTAAAAACTATCACCCAAATTGCATCCCGTGAGGCGATTCAGGCCTACAGTGAGAAACAGGAGAAGGAAAAACAGGAACGCCATGACCGGAGACTCCGGAACGTGAAACTGCTGCTGAAACACTACCGGAGTTTCAAGAAGCACTGCGAGAACGTCAAACTGGATATCGAAGAGGTGGACGTCCGGCTGGCTTACGTCACGATTGATTCAGATGAATTCAAATTGGAGTCGATTAAGCGCAGCAAGAAAAAGACCCTGGTCATGGTGAAGTACACGGAAAAAATGATGAACGTCTATAAGGTTATGAGTGAGGCATCCGATGATCCGGAGGAGAAACGCCGCTATCAGATTGTTCATGATCTCTACTTTTCCGATGATAAGAAAACGGTCGAAGAAGTGGCAGCATGTCAAAATGTGGTAGATCGGACCGTCTATCGAGACGTGGAAAAAGCCTGCAAAGACTTGGCAGTACTGCTTTTCGGGATAGATGGGGTTAAGTTTGGATAGTGTCAAAAAGTAGTCAGTGTAATGTCACCCTATAGGTGGTACGATGGTAATAGGTAAAATTATAAGTATGGAGGTGTGCTTCCATGGCGAAACAGGATCGAGGACGTACGAAACCAGGACCAGTAAGCCGAGGCAATTCTTCCAATACAAGCAAGAAGGACTCCCGGCTAAAAGGCCGCAGCGGTCCGCAAAAGAGTAAGAAATAGCAGAAAGGCATCCGAATCGGGTGCCTTTTTTATTATCCCATTGCTGGAGGTGGAGTTGATGACGTGACGGCGATAAATTGGGAACAGATCAGAAAAGAATGGGAGTCCAGCGATATCACGATTAAAGAGCTGGCTGCCAAACATGGCGTGAAGGACTCAACGGTCCGCAGCCGGAAGAGCCGCCAAAAGTGGCAGCGCAACGCAACGGCAACGCCACAGAAGAACGTTGCAACGTCGCAACGCAACGCGACGGAAAGGCCGAAGCCGCAAAAAGCGGAAAAAGAGCCGGAGATTAAAAACGGCAATTTGAACGAACAGCAGCAACTTTTCTGCATTTACTATACAAGGTACTGGAATGCGACAAAAGCCTACCAGAAAGCGTATGGAGTAGGCTATGAGTCTGCCATGAGAAGTGGGCATAGGCTGTTGAGAAAAGTAGAGATAAAGAAGGAAATTGAGCGAGTGAGAGACGAAGCCCGGCAAGAAATGATGCTTGATTTTAGAGAAGTGCTGCAGAAGTATATCGACATTGCTTTTGCAGACATTACCGACTTTGTGGAGTTTGGACAGCAGCCTAAAATGGAACTTGTCGGTTTTGATGAAGATAAGAACCCGATCTACGAAGAATCAGCAAGGACTTATAATTACTTCCAGCTGAAAGACTCTGACGATATTGATGGCTCGATCCTTACCGAGGTCAAAGAAGGCAAGGAAGGAATCACGGTCAAATTGGCGGACAAGATGAAAGCCCTGGAGAAGCTGGAGAAGTATTTCGATCTCCTCTCCGACTCCGAGAAGGAACAGCTGCAGAAGGAGAAGCTGAAAGCAGAGACGGATCTTACCAAAGCCCGCACTACTCAAATTCAGGGCGAGGAGAAAGACACGTCCAAGCTGCAGGCTCTTCTGGACAGTCAGAAGCAGTTTGCCGAATTAGAGGCGCAGGGAGCGTTTGACGAGTTTAAAGGTGATGCTGATGACTGATACCTTTCAGCTCTCTAAAAAGCAATTGTGGACGGCTTACCGGCCATTTAAGCATACCCTTGAGGTTTTAGAGGGAACGCCCAGAAGTGGAAAAACAACAGCCGGGCATTTCAGATATGCAAACTATCTCAATCAGTCCAAAGATACCAACCATCTGATAGCTGCCTATAACCAGGAACAGGCTTACCGCCTTTTTATCGACGGTGACGGTACGGGATTGCAGCATATCTTTGGAGACCTGGCACGGATCCGCCACGATGAACACGGATCACATTTAGAAGTGCATACAGCAACCGGCATTAAAAAGGTCTACTACAAGGGCGGCGGAAAATCAAACAGCGTAGGCGCTATTACTGGGATGTCCCTGGGTAGCGTCGTTTTTTGTGAGATCAATTTATTAAACTTGAAGTTTATACAGGAATGTTTCCGGCGGACGTTTGCTGCTCTGAATCGCTTCCATCTAGCAGACCTGAACCCTCCTGCTCCCCATGATCCGGTTATTAGTGATGTCTTTGAGGTCCAGGATACGGACTGGCTGCATTGGACGATAAACGACAACCCGATCATTACGGAAGAACGGAAAAAGTCCATTTTCGAGACACTAAGTAAAAACCCTTACCTGCTGGATCGTGACTGGTACGGGAAACGCGTCATGCCAGAAGGCGTTATTTATTCTATGTTCAATCCGCAGAAACACCAGCTGCCTGTTTTACGGGGCAAGCCGTATGAAATGTATTTTTCTGCGGATGCTGGACAGTCAGATGCGACTTCTGTTTCTTGCAATATTGTCACGCGCTATAAAGAAAAGTTCCGCTTAAACCGTGCAGCCCACTATTACCACTCTGGCGCTGATACAGGCCAGGTAAAGGCTATGAGTGTTTACGCCAAGGAGATCAAGGACTTTATCACCTGGTGCGTCGATAAGTTTGAAATGCGATACTCCGAGGTGCTAGTGGATCCGGCTGCTAAAAGCTTGCGGGAAGAGCTGGAGCTTATCGGGATTGATACAACGGGCGCAGATAATAATGCACGAGACGCCAGGAAGCAAGGCGGCGGTATTGAAGTAGGAATCGAACGGGCGCAGAACCTGATCACTAACAAGCAGTTCTACCTCATCGAGAATGACCGCTATGATCACTATCACTTTATTAAAGAGGCAGGCATGTACGTCCGCGACGAAAACAGCGGCAAGCCGATAGATGACTATAACCATGCCATGGACGAATTCCGCTATAGCACGAACCATTTTTATAAAAACTATGTAATTTAGGAGGCGCTGGAGATGCCCAAAGCTAAATATGGAGTGTATGAAGCCCGGTTCTATGTAGACCCTGACGACGGGCCTTCTGTTTATATAAAGTACCGGATACATCAAACAAAGGAAGTTAAAACAGCAACCTTTCCTGCTCATGTACTCCATGAAAATTTTAATCTAGAAGTAAATGATTTTATAGTCAGCATTGTTGACAGATACGAAAACACAGGCGGTGAGTAAATGTTTAAGAGTATCGTCTCTACAGTGAGGAGGTGGCTTTATAATATGGGATTGATTCAAGGTCTAAAAGACCTTAGCGATAAACGAGATTTAAACATTTCAGAACCAATGTTCCAGCAGATGGAGACCTGGAAAGCGCTCTATCAGGGATATTACGGGCCTTTTCATGATACGCAAGATAAAACCATTTCCGGCACAAAGAAACGGCGCAGGAGCTCGCTGGGTATGCCTAAAGTTGTTTCAGAAGAAATGGCTACACTCGTATTTAACGAGCGCTGCCAGGTGAACATCTCCGACGAAACGCTAAGGAAAGATATTGAGGATGTGCTGGACAATAACGGTTTCCGCAGAGAGTTTCAGCGCTACCTGGAGTATATGTTTGCGCTTGGCGGCTTTGTCGTAAAAGCGCACGTGGAAGATCAGCAGATGAAAATTGCTTATGTTAAAGCAGACTCTTTTATCCCTACCGGCTGGACCAACAAGAAAGTAACGGAGGGCGTCTTTATCAATGAGACGGTGAAGGGCGATAAAACCTATACCCATTTAGAATGGCATTACTGGAAGCAAGGCACCTATTATGTGGATCATGAACTGTATGAAGCAAAGACATCTACCGGAGAGATTGGAACGCCTGTAGATATTAAGGTCCTCTACCCTGACCTGGAGCCGGTCATTGAATTTAATAACTGGAAGCGTCCTATCTTTGTTTACATCAAGCCGAACAGCGCAAACAACGTAGATATGGATAGCCCGATGGGCGTTTCCATCTATGGGAATGCATTAGATACCATTAAAGCTATCGACATTGCTTTCGACTCGTTTGAACGCGAATTCCGACTAGGCAAGAAACGGATCCTGGTCCCCTCTTCTGCTATTAAATATGTCAACGATCCGGAGACTGGAAAACAGGTGCGGTATTTTGACGCAGATGACGAGGTCTACCAGGCATTTAAATTTGATGATCCTGAAGGGCAGAAGATTCATGATAATTCAGTAGAGCTCCGAGTTGATGAACATGTTTCAGCTATAAATGCGCTGCTTAATCTGTTTGCAATGCAGACGGGCTTTTCTGCTGGATCATTCAGCTTTGACGGCCAGTCGATGAAAACAGCTACAGAAGTTGTGTCAGAAAACAGTAAGACCTTCCGCACCAAACAATCCCATGAAACGATGATCGAGGAAGGCATCAAGGACCTGGTGGAGATCATCCTGGACCTGGCAGAAGAATATGAGCTGTTCAACCGTCCGGAAGATTACGAGGTCACTGTCACCTTTGACGATTCAGTAGCAGAGGACAAAATGGGAGATCTGCAATATTGGACGCAGCTTGTCTCCAATGACCTTGCTTCTAAGAAACGAGCCATAATTGCCCTGCTGGGATTGACTGAAGATGAAGCCGAGGATGAACTGATTCGAATTGCAGAAGAGCAACGCCGGACTACTCCAGAAGCTATTGACTTCTTCGGATTAAATGGCGGAGGAGGCAGCGGGGATGGACGGTAGTCAATATGCTGCATTAAAGCATGAACTGGAAACGTTTCTCATTCGGCATCAATGGGATAATGACATCCCGGATGAATGGCTTTTAAGAATGATGCTAGAGATCGCACAAAGCCGAACCGTAAGATTCAGAGAGGTCGATGGCGATGAGGAGACTTAAACATCAGCAGCTCTCCCTCCCCACTGTCGAGATCTTCCTGCAGATTGAAGAGCAGATCCTGCTCAATGCTGCCAAACGCTTAAAGCGCGGCAAAAGTCTGATGGACGATGACATTACTTCCTGGCAGGCGGATAAGCTGAATCAGCTGGGCGGACTGACGCAGGAAAACATTATCTTTATGGCCCGCAAGTCTAATCTTGCCATTGATGAGGTAGCAAAAATGCTGGAAGAGGTCGGATACAGTGCCGTGGAAGAAATCGAACCGGATATGGCAGAGGCCGTAAGGCGCGGCTTGCTCTCCAGTCCTCCCGATATCCGAAACAGTGAGGCCCTGCTTAATATCCTGGACGCTTACGAGAACCATGCGCGCGAATGGATGAACATGGTCAATACAACGATGCTGGATCAGTCCCGGCAGCAGTATTTAAACGTGGTCAGCAATGTTACTGGAAAAGTTATGTCTGGCGTTTCTACTCCAGAACAAGCTCTCCGGGAAGCTGCCAGAAACTGGGCAGATATGGGCGTCCCCGCCATGATTGACCGGGCTGGCAGGCAATGGTCTACAGAGGCATATGTCAATATGATCACGCGCACTGTAACCAATAATGTCTCTCATGAAATGCAAGATGCGAGAATGGACGAATACGGCGTCGATCTTTTTGAAGTATCTAGCCATTCCGGAGCTCGTCCTCTATGCGCTCCCTATCAGGGCCGCGTATTTTCAAAGAGTGGCAGAGACAGAAACTATCCTTCAATCCGAGATACTTCTTACGGTGAGCCTGCGGGATTGTTTGGGATTAATTGCGGTCATTTTAAATATCCGTATATCCCCGGTATATCGCAACGCACTTATGAACCGACGGAAGACGCTACAGAAAATGCCCTGATCTATGAACAGAGTCAGCGGCAGCGTCACCTGGAGCGCGAGATCCGGAAGGCAAAACGTGAATATAACATGATGCAAGCCCTGGAAGATAAAGAAGGGCAGGAACAAGCCAAACAGAAAGTGCTAAAGAAACAGGCTAACATGCGGAAGTTTATCGACGATACCGGACGGACCAGACAGCGTCAGCGTGAGGTCCTCCCTGTTGGTAATCCGCACGTCAGAGGCCGTATAGGAGGTTAAAGCATGTTTGTATCCCGCAAGGAATTTGAACAGCTGAAAGAGCATGTACAGGGATTGACGGAAATTGTCCTCCGTCAGGAGGAAGAGATCCGCGAGCTTAAAAAACCCAAAGAGCCAAACTATATGGCTTAGAGAGGAGTGTGATCCCCATCTCCCAGCTGCCGGGCGGGCAGCCGTTTCGTATCCTGTAAAGGTGGTGAAACCATGAAAAATAAGACTTTAATTATCTGGTTAACAAACGGAAACACCTGTAAGTTTGAACAAGTGGAAAATTTTCAAGATGGTTCAGAGGAATTGAATTTTAGTTATTTTGGAGTTTTTACTCAAGTGAGAAGAGATGCAGTTTTTTATAGAGGAAATATAGCAGGATATGCATTAGAAGAAGATTAATCGCTCCTAGCAGTCAAGCGTTAGGAGCTTTTCTTATGCCTTTTATCTGTTAGGCGGACAGAAAACAGAAGAAAATTTACCCATCAGGGAGGAATTATAAATGGAATTACAGCAACTTTTACGCATGAACCTGCAGTACTTTGCTGCTGATACTGGCGGCGGAGCTGGAGGCACTGGTGACCCGGCGCCATCAGACAATCCGGGAGGTCAAGAACCACCTGCTCCAAAAGGCAATACTGGTGAGCCTAAAGACGATAAGCCAGAGGACAAAACATTCACGCAGGAAGATGTTAACAACATTGCTGCTAAAGAAGCTCGTAAAGCCCAGGAAAAGCTCTTTAAAGAGCTGGGCATTGAGGACTTTGAAAACGCCAAGGATGGCTTTAAAAAGTTCCAGGAATGGCAGGAAGCCCAGAAAACCGACGCCGAGAAACAGGCTGAAAAGCTTCAAAACTTGGAGAAGGAAAGCCTCCAGGACAAGGAGACGATTAGCTCCCTTACTGCTCAAGTAAGTGCAATGAAGGCTGGAGTTAACGCTGAATTTGTAGAGGATGTCGTGGCCCTTGCCCAGCTGCAAGTAACGGAAGACGTCACGATAGACGACGCGATCAAAAAAGTCACAGAGAAATACCCTCACTTCCTGGGTGAAGGATCAGAAGAGCCTGGCAAGCCTTCTATCTCTACCGGAAACCACTCAAGAAAAAGCGGAGGCGATTCATTCGCTGACGTATTACTAGGAAAATAGGAGATGATTATTAATGGCAAACGCAATTAACTATGCAGAGCGCTATCAAGCGGAATTAGATCAGGCGTTCACTCAAAACACGCTTACCAACATTTTAGAAACACCTAACGTCACCTGGTTAGGAGCGAAAACGTTTCACGTTCCAAACTTAGCAGTAAGTGGCTATAAAACTCACAGCCGAAACGGCGGATACAACCGCGGTACGGTAGAAGTTACTCACGAGCCATACACTCTGCAGTTTGACCGTGACGTTGAATTCTTTGTGGACCAGATGGACGTGGACGAGTCAAACTATGCTGCAAGTGCTGCAAACGTAACGCGAGTATTTATCGAAGAGCATGCAGGGCCGGAAATTGACGCCTACCGCTTTTCCAAAATCGGAACCAAAGCAATGGAGTTAGATCAGGCTACCAGTGAAGATGTAACGGATGGCACTCCAGCAGATGTAGTCAGTCGCTTACGGGCAGACTTACGTAAACTGCGTAAATTCGGCACTGCGAACCTTACCTGCTATGTTTCTACTGACGTTATGGCTGCGGTAGAAGATTACCGGGAAGGAAAAGGAACGATCTCCATTCAAGACGGCGGCACTTCTATCGAAACGCGCGTCACTACTCTTGACGGAGTCACGCTGATTGAAGTATTCGACGTGGATCGCTTCCGTACTTCCTTTGACTTTACGGATGGGTTTACACCAGATGCTGGTTCCCTGGAGCTTAACTGGATTGTAGTTTTCCGAGGTGCAATCGTTGCTAAGGCTAAACTAAATTCTGTTTATCTCTTCCAGCCTGGACAGCATACGCAAGGAGACGGTTACCTATACCAGAACCGCCTGTATCATGATTTATTCGTAATGAAACACCAGTCTGAAGGACTGGCGGTATCTCATAAAACTGCAGCAGAATAAAAACAATAAAATGAGGTGATATCATTGGCTATGTTAAAGAAAGAGAATGTTATTCTACGTGAGAATGATGGGGGCCGGATCCGTGAGCTTAAAGCCATCGGCTATAAAGAAGTCACGGAGGCTCAACTGAAACCGAAGCAGAAACCTGCAGCCAAAAAGGGAGAAGGCGGAAAGCAGGACGACAGCAAAAAATAAGGCGGTGAAGGCTGATGCCTTATATCACAGAAGAATATTATAAAAATGAGTATGAAGGAGTCCAGGTTCCAGCGGACTCCTTTAGTCGTTTAGCAAAAAGGTCCAGCGAGATTGTGGATATGCTGACCGATCACCTGGTGTCCATTCATGGGCTGGATGCCTTCTCTGATTTTGTCCAGAAGCAGGTCAAGAAAGCGACTGCTGCCCAACTGGAGTATTTAGTCACGAATGGCGAGAGGCGCGCCCAGGGCGGCGGGAATTTCGGCTCTGTGCGGGCTGGGAACTTCCAGTACGCAGACCGCGCTGGAGCTGATCAGCTATCCCGAGAAGAACAAATGACAAGCGCTGCTGTTTTAGCCTATTTAGAGCCTACAGGGCTGCTTTATCGGGGCGTGAGTGTAAATGATTGAACCGATGCCGAAAGAGCTTCTCATCCACACTGTGGAGTACGAAGAGTACACGGAACGGGACCGGTACGGGAACGAGTTTAAAGAACCGGTAACGCTGGAGCATGTACTTGTGCAGCCGGTCTCCAATATCAGCCGGTCAGCTACGGCGGATCAGGTCGCTTTTAGCTCCCTCCTGTTTTTTGACTGTGTCCACTCCAGGCCGTCCGATGTGGAGTTTGTCAAGAACTCAAGGATCACCTTTAACGGCAAGTCAATGACCGTGAACAAGATCAATCCGATCTATACGTTTGATCTGCACCATTATGAACTGGAGCTGATCTAAATGCTTACGTTTCAGATGCAGATTGATATTGACCGGGCAAAGCTAGACGCCAAGCGGACCCAGTCCAAACGGGCTGCCCAGATGATGCTGGACCAGGACGTCCTGAAAGACTCCAACAACTACATCCCGAAACAGATCGGGACGCTGGAAGGCAGCGGGATCCGATCCAGCCTGATTGGTCAAGGTCTGATCATCTGGGACACGCCATACGCCCGGAGGCTTTACTACAACCCGCAATATAATTTCTCGACAGACAAGAACCCTTATGCCAGGGGCTTATGGTTTGAGGAGGCGAAAGCTGTCCGGAAAGGTTTCTGGCTAGACAAAGTCCGGCAGAATTACGAGCAATATTTTAACGGGAAATAACCCGAAAAAGTACAACAGACTCTGTTGTAAGTCTGTAGTATCTGAATTCAGAGGAATACAACAGATACAACGCAATCCAACAGAATAAAAGCCAGTCTGTAGTACCTTTAAAGCCTATCACACCAAGGGTTACTACTCTATATACTACAGATACAACAATAATTAGTATGTAAGTATAAATATATAGTATATGCGTATGTACATGTATACGTGTACGCATAACACGTGTATTTAGACTATATAGGAATTACGTTGTTTCTGTTGTACTTGTTGTAAATGACTTTTAGAAAGAGAGGCGGATGGTTTGGACTTCCTGGATCGCCTACTAGATTTTATCGAGGACCGGATAGAAATGCCGTCGTTTTTCAGCGTCGGAAAACTTGGCAAGGGAGAACAGGCAGCAGCACTCCGCCCCACTCCCTCCAGTCCGATCTCCCGGTCGCTCGATAACAGCAAGACGTATGAATACTCTTTTCAGATTTTAATAAAAGACCCGAATCAGTTTGAAGCGATACGGCTTATAAACGAGATTACGGAGTTACTAGACGGACTGCCGAACTCTGCGATAAAAAGCGAGAACGGCAGTTTTGTTTTTATCCGTTGTGAAGTATACACCTACCCAAACTATCTGGAGGAAACCGATCACAACGAATTTATCTACACAGCCATGTTCACGGCTGAATTAGAAGGAGGAAGGTAAACGATGGCAGAATTTCTTTTGCAGTCGAAACACTTATTAGAACTGAATACATCTCCGGGAACCGGCGATGAAAATTTTGTGCGCCTGGGCGCTGGTATTACGAGCATGGAACCAGATCCAAACGACGAGACAGCCCAGGACCGGTATTTTGACGGGGAAGGCTTTGCAGAGACAGACGTTATCGGCGCGCAACTGGTGCTTACGTTTTCTGGTCACCGGAAATACGGGGATGCAGCACAAGATTATATTTTCGGACTCTTATTAGAGCCGGGACCTGCCCGCCGCACAACTTTCCGCTGGACGCTTCCTGACGGATCTTCTTATGAGGGGCCTGTCACTATTGCAGCTATTACAGGACCAGGCGGAGAAGCTGGAGCGAAAGGCGAGATCGGCTTCGAGATCCACTTTAACGGTAAGCCGGAATTTACAGCCGGCAATGGAATCAGCGGGACAAGCACAGCAAGCACACAGACCGCAACGCGTCAGCTCGAAGAGCAGAAAGCAGAATAAAACCATGCAGAGGGTCGGGAACCCCTTCCCTCTTTAAATTATGAGGAGGATTACCATGACTAGAAAATTTGAGTTTCAGACGAAAACGGAAGACATAGAAATTGCAGGCAAGACCTACACACTAGACTTTTCAGACGAAAAAGTAATGGAATACAACCGAGAATTTGAACAGTTCTTTTTGAAAACCCAGGACTTACAGAAGAAAGATGTCAAAGATCTATCCGCAAAAGAACAGAATGAGATGTTCCTGGAGATGCGGAAACTGGTCAAAGACTTTGTAGACTTAATGCTTGGGGATGGGGAATTTGAGAGGCTTTATAAAGAGTCCGGAAACTCCCTGCTGAATATGGTCGATATGGTTTATTTCCTGGCGGAACCGATTAAGGAAAAAGCAGAAAGTATTCGGGCTGACCAACTCAAAAAATATACAGGGCTGAAAGTAAATGCTAACGCTCTCCCGTCCTCCCGAGAGTAGTTTTGAACTCGACGGCCAGGAGATACGCCTAAATTTAGCATACGATAACGTCCTGCGGCTCTTTGAGCTTTTCGAGGACGATATGTTTAACGCCTATGAAAAGATCTCTACGGCCCTTAAAATGCTGATTATTGACCATGAGGAAATAATGCAGCTTGAATTTGAGTACCAGCTGGAGCTTTTCTATTTTATTCAGAAAGAGTTTTTAGATCCGGAGAAGCAAACAGATGAGGATCAACCAAAAAAGAAAATAATGGACTGGAAGAAAGATGCGGGGATGATCTACGCGTCTTTTCTTTCCGAGTATCAGATAGATTTATTTAAGGTCCAGGGGCAGCTGCAGTGGAGTCAGTTTATGGCCCTATTAACCAACCTATCAGACTCCACTGCCTTTAAAAAGGCTGTTGGTTACCGGACAATGAAAGTCCCGTCTGGAAAACAGGCGACGGAAGAATACCGCAACCACGTGATTAAAATGAAACAGCTGCACTCCCTGGAGGATCCGGAAGAGAAACAAGAAACGCTTGAAAATACTCTGGATGCTGTAGCCAGCACGTTTGCAAAAGGTGGTGGCAAGCAATGAAACTGGAGGAAGCCCGGTGCAAAAGCTGTAACAAGCTGCTGGGGAAAGTAAAAGGTGAGGCGGAGATTAAATGCCCTCGATGCCGCACCTTGAATTCATACAAAAAATAGAGAGCCATTGAGCCCCCATTTTACAATGGGGGTGAAATGTATTGTCAGATGGAAGAGTCGTCATAGATTCAGAGTTAAATGACAAGGGCCTGGAAAAAGGCCTGTCCGATCTACAGAATAAATTAAAGTCAGCCGGTGACGGTGTCAAAGACGTCGGTAAGACCCTATCAAAAAGCCTTACCGTTCCCCTGACGGCCGCAGCTGGTTTCGCTGTCAAGCTCGGGATGGACTTCGAGAGTGGTATGGCGAGGGTTGCTGCCGTATCAGGGGCAACAGCCGAAGAGATGGATGCTATGGAAGCACAGGCCCGGGAGCTTGGGGCTACCACTAAATTCTCGGCGCTCCAAGCCGCGGAAGGGATGGAGTTTCTCGCGCGTGCGGGCTTTAGTGCAAACGAGGTCATGGAAGCCATGCCAGGGCTGCTTGACCTGGCTGCAGCGTCCGGCGCTGACTTAGGCGTCGCTGCTGACATTGCGTCAAACATCCTATCCGGGTTTGGCATGGAAGCCGCCGAAGCTGGACGAGTAGCAGACGTCCTGGCAGCTGCGACAGCTAACTCTAATACCACGGTCGAGTCTATGGGTGAGGCAATGAAATACGTCGCACCTGTAGCAGCTGCCCTCGGAATATCCGTAGAAGAAACCGCAGCAGCCGTCGGGGTCCTGGGAGATGCAGGTATCGCCGGTGGACAAGCAGGTACTGTCCTGCGAGCTGGTCTTTTACGCCTGGCCTCCCCTACTTCTGCTGTATCTGACTTGATGGACGAGCTTGGGCTGGAGATCTTCGACGCTGAAGGTCAAATGAAGTCGATGCCGGAAGTGATCGGAGAGCTTGAAAAAGGTCTGGAAGGAATGACAGATCAGCAGAAAACAGCAACGCTTGAAACGCTGTTCGGGGCGCAGGCGGTTTCCGGCTGGTCTGCTCTTATCTCTGCCGGGTCTGAAAACCTGGGAGATTTTACCGGCAGCTTAAATGATGCCGAAGGCGCTGCTGCAGAGATGGCCGCGATTATGGGAGATACGACAGCCGGGAAACTGCTGCAGCTGCGGTCAGCCCTGGAAGAGGTCGCCCTCCGTATATGGGAGTCCCTGCAGCCGGCCATCGAGACGGTGATCGGCATTGTACAAGAGGCAGTAGACTGGTTTAACAGCCTGTCAGATGAGTTTATCGCAATCACAGTTATTATCGGTGCGGTAGCTGCTGCTATCGGACCGCTATTAGTCATCCTCGGAACGCTTATCGCGTCCGTCGGTCAGATTATGGGAAGTCTGAAACTGTTAGGCGCCGTCTTTGGTGCGCTGACCGGACCGGTAGGAATCGTGATCGCCATTATCGGGTCACTCATTGCCATAGGGGTCTTACTCTATCAAAACTGGGAGACGGTCAAGGAAAAGGCAATCGACGTCTTTGGACATTTCGAGCCCCTTCTGGCGACGGTACGGGGGGCATTTCAGACGCTTCTCGATTCGGTCGGTCCGATCATGGACAGTCTGAAAAACCTCTGGCAGAGCCTGATCCCGCTGCTTGAATTAGTGGGTGCAGCCTTTATGGCTGTCTTCGGAGTCATTACTGGCGTCTTTACGGGAGTCATTGCGGCAATCGGCCCGCTGATAAACGCTTTTGTAAACCTGCTGGACTTTATCGTCAATGTAGTCAATGCCGTTGTCGCGCTCTTTACTGGTGACTTTGCGGGAGCGTTCCAGTTCTTGCAGGATGCCGGACAGTCAGCGGTAGATTTCTTTATCAATATCTTTAAAGGGCTTGCTAACTTTGTAAAAGGCTTTGTCCAGTCGATCATTGATTTTTTCCAGGGCTTGTATATGACCCTGGTCGGAAACTCGATCATACCGGATATGGTCAATGCAATTGTCGACTGGTTTAAGGACTTATTCAAGCGAGCGATTGATCTCGTTAAAAGTATTGTTGACGGAGTCGTCAATTTCTTCACAAACCTGTATCAACAGGCCAGAAACATCTTTAATAACATCCGGAATACCATTTCAAACGTCTTTAATGATATCCGGAATACTATTTCAAACGTCATCAATTCTATCAGAAATACAATTACTAACGTCTTTAATGCGATCCGGAACACGATATCAAACGTCATGAACAGCGTGCGGAGTACAATATCAAATATCTGGAACGGCATCCGCAATACGATCTCGAATGTGGTAAACAGCATACGAAACACCATCTCGAATATCTTTAATTCCCTGCGGGGCATCGTGTCGAACGCCTTTAACAGCGTAAGAAACGCAGTGTCAAATGGGATACGAAGCGCATTGCGGGCAGTAACGGATCGAGTCAAGGACTTCTTCAACGCTGGCCGGAACATCGTCACCAGTATTGCAGACGGGATCAAGAACGCCGTCGGAAAAGTCACAGGAGCAATCAGCGACGTGGCCGGGAAAATTAGGGACTTCCTCCCGTTTTCTCCAGCTAAAGAAGGCCCGTTAACTGATATTCATAAGCTTAATTTTGAAGGCCCGATCAGCGACTCGATTGATAGCGCGATACCAGACATTCAGGCGAAACTTAATGCCATGCTGGACGTACCTCGGATCGCTCCGGGCTCTCGAATCACACCAGCACCGCAGCAGAATATCGGGCAGCTGGCGAACCTGGCAAGGGCAATAGAAAAACTTGCGTCCCGCCCGGTCAGCGTCCAGGTGGAAGGCGAGGAAATTCTAAATGCGATTATGGATCCACTGGACTTAGACCTGGAGGCGAGAATGGACTTAGAAGCATATATGAGAGGAGAAAGGTAAGCCTATGACATTAGTCCAGAAACTAGACGGCAGCAGCATAGATTTAGACCAGTACGGCATCCGCACAAAGGACTTCATCGTAGGCTCACCTGCACCCGAGCACACGATGGAACCCATCCCCGGCATGCCCGGTCTTGTAGATTTAGGAACCGAGGAAGGCCCGCGGGAAATCACTTGCCTCTTTAAATTTGATGCCGAGGACACGATCGACTTTGCACGGATCCGCGACGAGGTGTTTGACATCTTCCGCGGAACCGAGCCATTTTATTTAATCGAGAAACGGAAACCCGGACAACGCTGGCTGGTTAAAACGGCTAGCAGCTATACGATCCCGCAGACGTACGTATACGGTAATTTTGAGGTAGCTTTTACGGCCTTCACCGGCTATGCGGAATCACTGGGAACGAATCTCCAATCTGTGACTTATAGACACTTGGACCTGCCAGTCGGACCGAATGATTACAGGAATATACGGGCGACGCGCTTCCAGGTGTACAACCCAGGCAAGCCGATAGATCCGCGCTCGATCCATGACCACTTACGGATAAGTATGCGTGGGCAGTCTAGCAACCTGCAGATCCGCAACCTTACGACTGGAGACGTTTGGCGGTATAACGGCAGCTCAAATGAAAATCAGACGCTTACCATTGATGGTATTCGATCCACTAAAAGCGGCCTGTCTATCTACCGTGACACCAACAAGAAACTGATCAGCTTGGCGCATGGATGGAATGACCTTGAAATATCCGGCTCCCCCAACGGACAGCGGAAAGCGGTACAGGCTAACATGCCGAGGCGTAAGATGGATGATTCGGAACGCCCGAACCCGATTACGATTGAATTTAAATTTAAATTTTAAGGGAGTGAGGAAATGGCATATAATACACGCAAAATGCTGGAGGACAGCAACGGCGATTTGATACCGCAGTATTACAACGAATCAGCAGACCGATACGAGGACCTGCGAGGGCAGCAGGGCGTCCAGTTTACAGGGAACCATGTAATGACAGACAGCGGGATCTGGGTACCACAAAAAGGAACTCCAGAAGGTGCAGCCCATACTCAGGTAACTGGGAGTATAGAAGAGCTTGGAACGGCCGATAATATTGTTCTTACAGCGGGAAGTCATAGCTATAATATTATTAGACATGACATCAGTAACAGTCGATTGTTTGCGGCTGCAAGAGAAAAAAATAACAGTAGGCATAAATTCAGGATACTTTTAGGTTTCTACAGCCAAAGCTTAAACACCGCGCTTTACGGATTTGAACCTATGAAAGAAGTAGATAATGACTACCGCGCAGTGACAGACCACACAGATGTGATGGGAGACAACGTGGGGATAGGCTTGCAGAACCTTAGTGCAGACGATAAAGTCTATACCTTGGCATTATGGGGGGTGAGATAATGGACTTCTATGAACTGCTAACAGAAACTGAAGCGGGGATGGCGCACAACCCTTATGCAGTTAAAATTAATGGAAGGTGGGTTCCAGGAGGTATATCAATAGATTTTTTAAATGATCATTTTGGGCACTTGGAAACAGCTGAAGAAATGATCGACGCCACGAATTCGGAAGGCTTGAAACTTTATTTTGACAGACTAAAAAAGAGAGGCGTACTCAAGTAACGCACGTCTAATATCAAGTGTATAAAACAAGAAAAAGCGACTGAATCTCCGGGCGGGAGGCAGTCGCTTTTCTCTTATGGTTTCGCCACCTTAATTATAACATAAGGTGGTGAAACAATGCTATCTGTCCGAGATTTAACAGGCACCGAGGAACCTTTCGCCCACTTCCAGGCACTGAAACGAAGCAGGAAAGTAAACGGCGAAAAAACAACAGAGTTGACGATCCTCCCCTCTCCTAAAAACGCACATGCTTTTCCTCTGGTTAAAGAGGAATCGACGCTGCATGTTCTGGATGATGACTATGTGATTAAAAAGCTCAATGAGGCATCAAAAGGAAAGCGGTATACAAAGAAAGTAACAGCCATCCATCAGTTTTACGTGGACCTGATTAATAAACAGCAGCCGCGGATCCATAACGGATCAATCACCTTCCACAATTACATGGAAATGGTGTTTGAAGACACTCCTTACACCTTTGTTGTCGTCGATACGTTCTATGCCCGATCCTTTGAAAACCTGGGCAACGAGAACCGCCTGGCACTCCTCCAGAAAGGGCTGGATCGTTTCAAGGCAGAGTTTGAATTGAGAGGAAATGTAGTCTATTTCTACCATCGGATTGGAAGAGATACCGATTTTCAATTCCGATACGGCCATAACATTAAGGCCATCAAGCGGGAAGTCGATACAAAAAACCTTGCAACAGTTATCAGTGGTACGGGAGATCCGGAGCTTGGCGTCTCTGCCTCTTATCGCAGCCCCAACGTGGATATATTCGGAGAGATTGAAGCTGATCCCGTAGAGGACGAGCGTTTCAAGTCAGATGATGCTCTCCGAGAAGAATTGATCTCCAGGCTGCAGGATGAACCCCTGGTCACGCTCACGCTCGATTTTGTAGACTTGCGAGCCGCGGGCTACCCGTATACCATTCCGAATGAAGGGGATCGCGTCTGGCTGATCTATGAGCCCATGGATGAACTTCTCCTGGAGACGCGGATCATGGAGATCACAGAGCACTTCAAATATGACCAGGCAACGGGAGAGATTGTTCCCTACAAAACCGAAGTCACACTATCCAATCATAAGAAGTCTTTTGCTGGTACCATGTTTGATAACGTCCGCAAGCAGCTGGATGGGATCGTAACGGATGACGGCGTGATACGATACAACGCCCTGGATGAAGCCGTCCGCACGTCTACCGCAGCATTGCAACGGGCGCTAACGGAATTAATCTTTGACAACGGCATCATTGCCCGTGACAAAAATGACCCTAACAGATTAGTGCTGCTTAACTCCGAAGGAATCGGCATCAGTAATGACGGCGGAAATACCTTCCGCGAAGCTGTTACCGCTGATGGGTTCGTCCTTACAGCTGGGGCAATCGGTAAGCTGTCAGCGAATCATATTGAGATTGGACCAGGAACTGAGTTTGCAGAAGGGTATGACCCGACTGAAATTGTCGTTGAAATGGACCAATTCCGGGAGCTTGTCGAGGGCGCTTTTCGGGATGGCATTATTCAAGAATCGGAAGCGAAAGCCATTGAAAGTTATATCAATACGATTGAGAGCGAAAAGGCAGAAAACGATGCACACTATGCAGAAATCTACACAAACATCCATCTGCCAGGTCCAGAACGTACCAACTTATTAAATGCCAAAGTGAACTATAACGGGGCTTATGAAACACTCATCCAGACGATTCTGGACGCTATTGAAGATGGAAAGACTACACCTAACGAAAAGGCTGCTGTCGATGCTCAATTTGCGGCCTATGCGGATGCTAAAGCTTCCCTGTCTACTCGCCTTGAGCAGGCGTTAGATGCTATTGCACAGACCAAAGCAGACGGCGCGGAAAGCAACGCCATAGAGCATGCAGACGAGCACTTGGGAACCTTCCAGGAGTATGTAAATAACGCATTTCATGATGGGATAATAGAAGAGACCGAAGCTAAGGCGATAGAATCTTATCTGCACATGCTGGAGACGGAAAAGAACATCTTACAGGGTCGTGTGGATGCTTTACTAGCAAACAATCAAATAGCAGACATCAACGCCCTTATATTAGAAGAAACGTTTTACACCGGTAGTGCTGGCTATATGGTCCGCTACAACAATCTAGTGGATGCCATAAATGCGGCAATCGCCGGCGGAAAGGCGACTTCCGAAGAAAGAGAATCAGTAAACGAAGCGTTTGAGACGTATAAAGAATTTATGTCGCCTTTACTCCAGACAATTGAACATGCTCTGGAAAGCATAACGACAAATAAAGTAGCTGAATCAGATGACGCATTACGCGAAGACTTGCGTCTTGAATCTCCTTTGCCTACATCCATTAGGCAAAACAGCGACGGCATCACTGCCTATACGTCAAACGCTAGCAGGTACGCCAGACTGGACCATAGAGGCCTTTATATAGCTGGGGGAGCTATCCAGATTGACGGAGGTATAGGGACGTACCTTGATTCTAATGGCATTTATACAGGCAGTATAACAGCGCAGCAGGTATCAACCGGTTTTAACAATGTCTCTCAATACGTAAAAATATCAAGCGTAGGTTTAGAAACATTTTCCGGACTTACCCGCACATCGTTACTTGACCATAGAGGGCACAGATTTTTCCGGGACGAAAACCACATCGGAAACATTGGTACATCCCACTGGGAATCTGACCCAAACCATAGAGGTTTGTCATTCCAGGTCACTAACAATGCTTCTTTTATGACTTGGTCCCACGATCATGATGATGGTGGTGTGTACACGGTCAGGCTGATATGGCGCATGGATGACAGCATCGGGCGTAGAGGCTTTTCTTTTTCTGACCCCGTTTACATCGGCGATTCCCTGGAAGTCTCACGTCCGTCAGAATTTATTTCCCGGTTGACAGTTGGGGGATTGTTTAGATTAAACCATACCCAATTTAGAATCGGATCACAAGGAACGGCAGGTATAGAATCTTACGCGAACGCTATTGACTTTAGGTATGACCATAATAACAGGATAATGGTATTTGAAGATGGACAGGTGGAATTCCGGTCGGGAGGCACAGCAAGGCATATATTTGCTTCTGACGGGTCGAAAAGCGGCGGATCCATTGAAATTGATCGCAAAAACCTTGGAATGTCACCAGTCGATAGTCCGCAAGTGCTCATCGAATATATTGAGTTTGATGTACAGCTCTCTCCGCACGGCACTAAGCTTATGCTGGATGATAAGTACCTGAAAGCCGTATCTAACTTTGCGGCATTTCCTAACAATGGGGAAGTGGTCGAAAAAGGCAGCGGCTACATTATCATAAAAGGGAACGGCGTCACTGATATACGCTTTGTCGGTGAGCGCGTAGAGTATGAAAATTCCTTCTGGGCAGATATGAAAGCCGCAGAAGAGACAGGGGAGTTGATGCAAATTGCCAGTGTCGAAGAGCAGCCGGAACAAGAGACCATCCTCTTGGATGGAGAGACCGGAGAGATGTACAGGCTATGAAGTCGGCTCTGACGGCCGTCCTTTGTATCAAGTAGTTTATCACGGGGAAGCGCCTGAAAACGTTGTGAAAGTACCCATACCAGAAAATATAAGCAATCCAATATGGACAGGGAAGGAGTGGAAAGATGAAAGAGAATGCACAACAACCTATAAAGGAAGCCAAACCACAGACGGAGATGGAAGCAATACTACAGCGGACCGTTGACCGTTTAAGCATGCAAGTCGCGGAGCTTACACTTAATTTAAACCTGGCACACTCTCAAATTGAGATTATGAAAGAGCAGCAAGAACAGAAAAACGCCAAGAAATAGGGCGTTATTTTTTATGGGGAAATATGAGAAATCTTATTAAATAGGGGGTCGAAAATGGATGAAAAGGAAGTGATCGACATGGAGTCGATGGTGCAGGATCACGAGCGCCGTATTATTGAGCTGGAAAAGAACTATGGCGAAGTCAAAAAAGATTTAAATGCCGTCCAGGCTTCCCAGTCAAAAATTGAAAACATGCTGTACAGCCAGAATACCGAGCAAAAACAGCTGATAGAGAAGCACCAGAAAGAGCAGCGGATGATATTTGACACCCTGCTCGAACACACCCTTGGCATTAAAAAAGACAGCAACAATCATAAATGGGGTGTTATCGCGGCAGCTGTTGGCGGCGGGGGATTGGCTTATATGCTGTTTGAGTTTGTTAAATACGTGATAGGAGGGTAAAAAATGAAAATCAATTGGAAAGTACGCTTTAAATCCTACAAGTTCTGGGTAGCGCTGGCTGCCTTTGTGGGGCTGATTGTCACCGACTTAGGGTTAATGGATGCCGGACAATACGAGCGCTATGTACAGGCTATTTTGCTTGTTTTAGTGGCTGGTGGAATTGTAACGGACCCTACTGTAGCAGGATTAAGTGACAGTAAGCAGGCGCAGGGATACGACAAGCCAAAAGACGACAAGAATTACATCCGGTAAACGGGTGTTTTTTTTTTTAATTTATAAGGAGGACTCACAATGACTAGACACTTACTCATTGCAGGACACGGCAGACGTCCAAACGGCAGCTTTGATCCAGGAGCGACTGGCCTTATCTCAAAAGGAGAGCATCGCTATATGTCCGAGGATCTGTTCCCGGCGATTAAGAAGTTCCTGCCAGCTGATCATGACGTTATTCTATTTGACGATTACAACGTCTTTGCTCACGGCAACATTGTAGACCTGGCCAAGCGCTTTAATGCCGATGAAGTAACAGAGTTCCACTTTGACGCGGCTTCTGCTGCAGCATCCGGCGGCCATGTGATTGTTTACAGCGGATACGCTCCGGATGATGTAGACCTGGCGCTCCGAGACGTGATTGAGGATATGGTGGGCATCCGCTATGAGCACCGCGGACACCGGGGCATCAGCGGCAGGAGTGACCTGGCAAACGTCAACCGGACAGCAAACGCAGGCATTACCTACCGTCTCCTGGAGCTGGGCTTTGGTACGAATAAAGAGGATGCCCGCATCATGACAGAGAACGTCGAGGAGTACGCTAAAAAGCTCGTAGAGGTCTTTGCAGGGTCTACTGCGGACAAGCAACCGAAGAAGACAGCGCCAGCACCGAAGCAACAGACAAAGAGCTCCGGCAGCAGCAGTAAACAGCCGGACATGCAGACTAACAGCATTGTAGACTATTTAATCAGCATTGACGAAGATCATTCCTTTGCAAACCGCAAGCGACTGGCAGATCAGTATGGCATCAGCAATTACCGCGGAACAGAATCGCAGAACTTGGAACTGCTGAACAAACTACGCAGCGGATCCGCTCCAGTGAGCAAACCTAGTAGCAGCAATGTGACAAGCTATACAGGAGACTCGATCGTCGATTTCCTTAATCTGAAAGGAAACGAGCACTTGGGCGGCTCTGGCTTTAATAACCGGAAGCGACTGGCCGCCCAGCACGGCATCAGTAAGTATACCGGGACGGCTGCTCAAAACACCCGACTGTTAAATGCATTACGGGGCAGTAGCGGAGGGTCTACTAACAGAAATGTCACCAGCTACACGGGGGATAGTATTGTAGACTATCTCAATCTGCCAGGTAACAAGCACTTAGGCGGGTCGAGTTTTAGCAACCGCAAGCGCTTGGCAGAGCAGCACGGTATTAGTAATTATCGGGGAACAGCTGCCCAAAACAGGCAACTGTTAAATATTTTAAGGAGGTGATATACTAACATTAGTTTAGTCGCAACGTAACTCAAGCTTATGGCTATGTTATGCTTATGTAGATTTAACACTATATAGGGGGCCGGCCTGGAAAACCTGTCCCCGTATTTTTTATTTAATTTGATTGACAATACATAACAGTTACTATATTATCTAATACACGGGATGTAAATAGGGATGAGCCATGCATTACGGTGTCAGCCGGGCCGTTCCCGGCTGTGGATTGAAACTATGTTTTATTTTATAAGCCCGAGGGCTTAGAGATTGCCCACCTTAATGGCGGGCTTTTCTCATAACCTTTCCACACTTACCGGAGAGCCCCAGTCCTCTACCATTGCCTGATCGTCCCCAAGTTCTGCAACTTCCTCCCAGTTATCCACTACATCCCAAGTTACCTCAAAGTCATCCCCTTCAGAATCAACTGCAGCTGCTTTAAAAATTGGTGTTTCTCCCGGAAGCCCATCCAAATAAGCATCCTGCGTCAGTGTGTACTCTCTACCCTCAAATTTTACTTTTTCCATTTTGTTTTCCTCCTCTAATTTTTTATAGAATTCATTGAGTTTCAAGGCGTGATCCAGTTTCATGTTTCCAATCTCACTCTTTCCGTTTGCAAGGTCGGACAGTGTCATCTTTGCGATCCCAGTTTCTTTATGGATGCGGTAGTTGCTTATTCCCTGGTGATCGAGCAGCACTTTGATATTTCTTTTAATGATTTCCACTTGTTTAACCTCCTTTCGGATGCTGTCTCTTAACTTCTAACTTTATTATAGTACGGTTGCCGTACTATGTCAATGCCTTTTTAAAAGTTTTTTATTTATTTTGGTAAAGAAAAAAGACCGCTATCTCTAGCGGTCTTTAGTCCTGAAGCTCCGGACCAAACCATATGTCGCCTTTTGCCATGCCGTCGCCTGCAGGCGTGTAGTTAAACTTTGCTACGTTGTCGCCCTCCAGGTGGTAAGGCACTTCCCAGAATACGGTAATCTCACTGATGTCGCCTTCCTCTGCGAGACTAGCCGCAAGATGGTCTGCATACATTTCTAGCATATCCCTGGTCGTGCCTGCGCTGTTTTGCACATCCCAGACAAGATGAGGCAACACCAGATATGAACCATCATCTAGCCCCGCGTTATAATTCACTTTAATTTCATTGACGGAAGTGCTATCTAAATCTTCCTCAATGATCTCAAGTGTCCGGGCTTCGAGCTCTTCTTCACGTGTCAGGGGTTCGCTGTCTGCTTCAGCTGCTTCTTCCTCGGCAGCGGGTTCTGTCTCTTCCGCAGGATCCTCTTCGGCCACAGGTTCGGCTGTCTCTTCAGCCGGTTCCTCTTCCTCGGCAGCTGGTTCGTCTGCTTCTTCCGCCATTTCATCCTGGGGCTGGAGCGCTCCCTGCACTACCGCGAATACCGCTAAAACAGCAAGGGCTGCAAGCACCCACACCCACCATCTTTTTTCCATAAATGACCCTCCTAATGATAGCTACCCACATAATACCATATAATTAGGAGGACCGGAACCCTTGATACGTCAACCCCTTTTTTCTATGTTACAAACTACTTCCGTATGAATGGAGTGTTTTTATAACATGGAAAAACACAAAGTTAAAAAGCCCAATC